TATAGGTGTCTTAGGACCACTTAGAATGCTATGTATCATTACACCTTCTAGTTCCCTCATAACAGCACCAATCTGTGCTTTACCTTCAATCTCTCCACCTTTGATCATCTTTCTAGCCCATGCATCAAAGTCATCTAGACTGTTGACAGTTTGCATAGAAGAGAATGCCTCAAATAGAGCCATCAATAAATTGTCATCTTCACTCTTATTAACAATATTAAGTATGGATTGAATAGACTGTCTAGTATCAGACATCTCCTTAGAGAGTGTCTCTTTTAAATAACTTCTACGTTTACCTGCACCTAATTCTCTAAAGTTTTGTGATTTAACAATTCTAGCTCTTTTAGTTTCTGTTAGAGCTACCATCATAGTATCTATTATTTGATCCAGTGGACCATCAATACTATTTAGATTAGCAAAGTCTGCTATTTCTCTACCAGCTATACCTCTATCTCTTAACTCTTGTAGTAAAGTACCAATGATCATATCAGCTACTACTACATTTTTACTTGTAATAGTTTTGATAGCATCATCTGTACCTGAATCGTATATATCAAATGATTCAAATAGTTCTTTCAAGTACTCTTCAGCTGGCATATCAGCTGGATTCCTACCTTGTGTTATACGTTGATGTGCAGCAATAGAATCACCAAAGACTTCAACAAGTCTTTTCCTACTACCACCTACACTATCTAACACTTTCTGGAATCTTTCAGTACTCATCAATCTTTTCAGAGTTTGTTCAGCAATATCAGGATCTACATTACCTTCTCTTGCTACTCTTTCTTTCATAACAGGTCTAACAACAGTACCAGAAGATCCTTCTTCAGCACCCCATTCCGACCTTTGTCTCTTCTGTCTCTCCCATACTATGAAAGGATCATCTTGAGAGTAGTGAGCAGCTTGTTCAGGGTTAGCTATAGGTTTATTCTTACTGCCTCTGAATTCAAATTCATTCTTTCTTAGTTCTTGTAATCCTTTTCTAAGGGTTTCAAGTTCTACACTCTTACCTCTATCAGCTGCAGCTTGTATTACCTTTGAAGAACCTTTACCTAAAAGTATAGTAGCACCGTCAAATATAAGACCAATACCCATACCTTCAGTTATATTCTTTATTTTCATCCAGATAGGATGATCAGTATCTTTAGTACTTAATGGTGTATCTACCCAGCCATAACGATCTCTAAGCATACCTAATGCATTATGTCCATCTGATTCCTTAGATATCAAATCGGACGCAGCACCGATGCCAGCAGCTCTGACTAGACTATTAGCCATTATACCTGTACCTGCTATACCTACTCTAGCAGCCGTAGCTTTAGCAGTAGGTATGATAGCAGCAGCCATAGAACCGAAGTGTACTACACCTCTAGCTAATTTACCCCACCATGTTTTAGTTTCATAGGTATTACCCATGTTTACAAAAGGATCCCACTCAGGTTTGTATTCTCCTTTTTCTTCCCTTTCACGCTGCATCTCTCCAGTTAATGCATCAACAGTACGTTCTGGGAAGGTGGTAATAGAGGAGGCTGTATCCTGTAAGCCTCCTGCACCAATTGATACTAATTCTTTTCCGAATGCCTTAGCACCCCATTTCTCAGCGTTTCTTGGGTCTTGTTGTTCTGATACAGCTTGCTGCTCTTCTGATTGCTGTTGTTGTTGTATTTGTTGATTAGCTTCTTGTTCTTCAGCTAATCTATCTAAATACCTATTACCTTCTTCAGCTTCTTCAACGAGACTTTCATCACGTATATAGTTTGGATTTATTTCCATTAGTAAATCAATTTAATGTTTTTTCTAAAATTCTTTCTAAAAGAGATTGGGGCATCAACTCTTGCAATCTATATAGAATATCTCCTATAGGAGCACTACGTAAAAAATCTTCTAAGTCTTGTTCAGCTTCTCCACTAAGAAATCTTTCTACTAATCTTCCTAAAGAATTAAGAGTACCATCATCATTTCTTAAAGCGTTATTTATAGCCTCTCTTGTTCCTTCTGCTGCTTTATAGGCACCAGTTTGTTTAAAAGCTTCTTCAGTACTTATAGGCTGACCTACCATAGAAACATCTTTTTCAGGGAATGCTTCTTGAAGTTGTTCTACAAAAGATTTTTGTTCTACTTCTGGTTCAGCTGGTGATGAAAGGTCTTCAGTGAATGCCCTCATACCTAATTTACTATCTATCTGAAAAGCAGCTAAATCAGGTGGCATTGTTCCTGGTTGCGAATATGGTTCTTCATCACCTGTTATTTCTTTATAGGCATTACTTAAGTCTTCAGAAACATACCCAGGCATTATCCAACTATTATTAGTAGAATTAAATTTATATTGTGTATTTTGATTATATATTAATGCTCCGTAAAACTCTTCCATTGTTAAATTAGGTTTAAATGGTGCTATCATTTTAAATGCCCAGTGAGGATCCCTACTAGCAGCTATTACATTAAGTGTATTAGCTGGGCTAACTTTACCTAATAAAAGATCTTGTAATGGGCCAGGAACTATCTTTCTTTCTGGATTAGGTTCATAAGAACCTTTCTCAAGAAAACCTGTAGATACAAGCCTCTGAAAACCAAGCTCACGTTGAGTATATAACCTGTTAGTTTTAGGATCTCTTATTCCTGTTTGATAGAATCTAGCATCTATTTCCTCTCCTCTAGCATGTGCTGCAGCCATTTCAACTAAAACTTTTCTTTCTGCTTCACTATGAGGGACATCTATATTTAGATGGAAATCACCTTTATTTATGTCTTTAGAGAAGTTGACAGAAGCTCTTTCAAAAGTTTGATCATAAACATTAACTGCTGTACCATCGTAAAAACTTTTATAATCTTTCTTTATAGTATCTAGTGTTCTTTCAATAAGTACTTCATCACTTAGCGCTGAACCTCCAGGTTGAGCTAATATAGTATTACGGATTTTTATATATGCTACTTTAGCTTGTCGATCTAATCTAGATTTCGATTCTTCATTTAAAAGATCACCTGTTAAACTGTTATCTTTAAGGAATTGAGCTATTGAGGCATCAACATAACCAAAGTGTTGGTCTTCTTCATCCTCTGACAATTTCTTTTGACTAGCATCAATCCATCCTTTTATTTTTTTTAAGTATTCTGGATCAGTTATTAGATAAGTATCTTCTTTAGTTATATAACCATATTTCTTGAATCTCATCTCAACTCGGTCAAATCTATTCTCTTCTGTTTCTTCAGCAGTAGATATAAGTTTTTTCACTTGCTCTGGTACTTCAGTAACACCCCAACTTTTTGAGTCTATTAGAAATTTAGCATATACTTCTCTAGCTTTTTCTAGTGTCATCTCGCCTAATGGAATACTAGCTATATTGTCTTTCACCCATTGTGTAGTTAATTTCTCCTTATAATCTTGTTTGAATTCGTATTGTTGTGTTTCTAATTCCTTTATCGCATTAAGTATAGGACCAGTCTCTTTAGGTCTTTGTACTTGTAAAGATGTTTCAGAACCATCAGCCCATTTTTGAACATAATTTAATACTTCTCTACCTGTACCTGGTGGTAATTCTCCATTTAGGATACCTTCATGTACTATAGATAAAGCTTCGCTGAATGCGTCTCCTCTATTTTCAAATTCAGCTTTAAATCTATTTACATAATCTACTACTACTTTACCAGCTGCATTAGGATCTTTTCTATTTTTTAGAATGTTATCATATACGTATGACTTCTTAACTTCTGTAGCTTTCTCTGATAAAGCTAATGAGTTTTTAGTACTCCATTCACTTTGTAAAGTGTTATATAAATCTATAACTGATGGTATGACAATATCTTCTATTTCATAATCGGAGACACCTTTTGTATATAAAAGATGTCTAATAGGTCCAGTAAGATCATTGAAAGTTTTTGTAAACTGCTCTTTATTATCTGCACCTAATAACTCAGTTTCTCTTAAAGCAGGTGAATAATAATCAGTAAGTTGTTCTGCAAATTCTACTAGTTCTCTTTTTGAGGGATTATCAGATAAAGCTATACCAGCATTATAAAGATCAGGATTACCTGTTTCTTCAGCTGCTTGCTTTAATGATTCAATTAACTTAGTATCATTCTCTTCATTTTCTTTTGCTTTTTCTGCAAGTTCTTCTTTAGTAAATTTATTATAAGCATCAAACCAAGGACTATCTTCACTTAATTTATCCTTTTTATACTTATCTGCTTCTTTTAATTCTTTAGCATACTTGGCTACTTCAAAACCAGTTTTAGTTAATTCAAGTAAAAGTGGTGATACATCTTTTAATCTTAAATACTCTTTATTAATCTCTCCTTGTCGTGCAAAGAAAGTTCTATAATCATCTACACTTTGATCTATTCTTTCATTTATAGATTCAGCGAGATTGGGTTCAGATTCAGCGTAATGGTAAGCACTGATATCTGGGAGTGGATTATTTTGAAAAGATGATGTCATAATTAATATTCGATAGCTGAACCTATACCAGACATTGCACTACCTAAAGCAGCTCCATGTTTAGCGAGGAAAGTGCCTGAAGCTGCTAATGATGAACCACCAGTAGCAATAGCTCCACCTATTGTTAAACCTATCTTAAGTGCTTGTGTTAATCTATTTGTACGAGGTATTAAAGTTGGAGGTAGTTTACTAGGAGGTAATCCTAATGCTTGTCTATTCTTTGCTCTTTCTGTTTTAAACTGTCTATAAGCTCCTACTTGTTTAATGAATGAATCAGTAACAAGATTCCTCATTTGATAATCTAATATACTTTTCTTAGTTAGAAGTCCTATGAGTGCTTTTCTACCAGCAGTTCTAGATCTACCTTCTTGACTACTTAATCCTGATTCTGCACTGCTTAAATATTCTTGTAAAACAGTCTGCGCTTTACCTCTAATAGAACCTTGGGCTCTTATTAATGATGACTCTATGTCACCAAGAGTACGACTTAAACCAATAGCAGTTCTGTGTAATCCTGTTACATAATATGCTGTATCATTTACGTACTTAGCACTTCTATTATATGTTTCATGTATTTTTTGTTGATGTGCTGCTTTAGCTTCAGCAGCTCTAGGATCTGCACACACGGCAAAACTCGATAAAGGACAATTGATTAGGTCCATACTTGAGTTCTCTCAAGAATTTGAAACCTAAAAATTTGAGTAGTTTTAAATGAACTATATTCCGTCGATCTACAATGTTCCAAAGTAAAGGTTCTTTTCTACTCTCAACGAACCTCTTGGCTTCTCTTGCAAACGTATGTGGGTAATCTTTTATAGCTTCTGTACAAAGCATCCATATCAGTCCTCCGTGATTTACTCCAGCCATACCAGCAGTCTTGCTGTTAGGCACTGTGAAATACACAGCAGAGCCTTCCTGAGCGATGATTTTAGCATATTTAATTGGATCATACCCATGACCCTCTTCGACCTCTTGACGGTCTTCTAGACGTAGATTAGAGGCCACCTCAATGGCAGCCTCCAATGTTATCGGGTGAATGTATTTAGACACGTTTATAATAATTTTGTGTATAAGACCCTTCCCAACTCATTGAATGTAATGTAGCAGGTGTAGGGTTAATTGATTTAAGTGTGATATCAACATTACTATTCTTTTCATATACTGGTATAGTTTTTATTTTATCAGCTCTATAGGGTGCATCACCAGCATCGTAATCATCACTTAATGCAGATTCATATATCTCTGTATAATCTGGTTTACCTGTTCTAGACAGTGTAGTTCTATAAGAACCTACTTTACCAAAGTTTAAATTAAGTCTATGTATAACTAAAGAACCATTAGCATCTGAAATTACTCTAGTACCCTGAGCAGATGTTACATATAATGTAGGGAAATCAACTTGATAGTCATATAAATATCCTACATTTAAAGTCATACCAGACCAATCTCCATCTACTGTAAATGCTCCACTAGTTTCTGTTGCTATACCATACTTACCATCAGAATCTATAACTGCTAAATCATAGTTAGGTGTAGATATATCGTTCACCCAAGACTGTGTAAATGTAGTTTTATTAGTAGTACTACTATAATTACCTCCACTAATACCAGTTAAATAATTATCTAAATGTATTAGATAGTTAACATTATCCTCAGTTATACTGATATCATCTGACTGTATTAAATTTAAAGCTTGTAAGAAATTATCACCATCTAGATAGAAGAATTGATCATCTGATATAAAATGATGCTTAATTGGATTATTAAACTTCCACTTAAACCAAGATGCTTGTGGTCTTTGTTCACCTAAATTTAAGTATTTAAATCCATATACTATATGGTTATCAGTATCAGTAGTACTAGTAAATAATACTATTTGATTTTCCCTAGAATTAGATATAATATCTATACTCTTAGGTAATAAACTTGGAACTAATTTACTTGTTTCTACAATAACAGGTTCATTTTCTCTACTTATTATACCGATTTCATTGAATCTACTAAACTTACCAGAGTTATCTAAGTAACCTACAGTTGTTCCTAAAGAAATAGGAGATACAATTTTATTATAATTAAAACTAGATATACTTTTCAGTTTAGCTGTATCTGGATTTAGTATAGTATCATCAGAAGAGAGTAAGAATTGTTGATTAGTACTGAATACTAAAAGACCACCAGTTAATTCTATACCATCGAATAAATCAGATGGAAACATAGAGCTACTAGATATATTAATAGGATCTGTTGGAGCAACTGTTAAAGCTGTTTCAGCCCAGAAGTTTGGTACAGCAAATTCACCAGCTCTAGCTGTTGTTATATTTTGACCAGATAAGAATACTAATCTATTACGGAAAAATAAAACTTTATTAATTTTATTACCAACGAAAAGAGGAGCTTCATTAGTTACATCATCTCCTACTGTACGATCAGCCCATGTATATTTTTTAACTAAGAATATAACAGGCTTACCATTTACAATAGTCTGACGTTGTAAATAATGAGGCATAGTAGTTGCATTAAAGCCTTTTTCTATACCTGGTTTAGCACATTCTTCCCAATTACCATTACCATCTAAGTTATTTTCACCAACAAATTTTAAGTAATAATCATCTTCATCTGATATTTGTGAATTAGAAACTTTAATAATATAACCATCTTTACATTGATTAGGTAGTAAGCTGACG